GCTTACGGACTGTCTTATGAAAAGAAAGCACAGGCCAGTCTTTCCCCTACCAATGTTGAACTGAAGAATGGAACCAATTGGGTGCTGGTAAACGACCAGACAGACGGGGCTGCAAGATATATTGATTCCAAGGCTATTACGATTGCACGTATTATCAGTCAGGTAGCCGCATCTTAAGGAGGACGCATGGAACTTGGGAAGTTAAAAGCGCTGCTGGGGATCCCGGAAGATGATACTTCCCAGGATGTCCCCCTGCAGTTTGTCCTGGACGATGTCCAGGAATCCATAATGAATTATTGCAATGCAGACGAACTGCCATCCGGCCTGATTAACACAGCATACCGGATGGCACTTGATTTATACCGGTATGACAGACCTGGGGAAGCAGATGGACCAGTAAAAGTATCCTCCATCACAGAGGGAAATACATCAACCAGCTTTTCCAGTGCGGCTGATGCCCTTCAGGGTGGCGTATTGGCAGACTATAAGGGACAGCTTAACCGGTACCGGAAGCTGAGGTGGTAATATGATTATAAATGCTATTCGGCAGGCGCAGGCTATGCACAGAACTGTGATAGAGCAGACTTATACAAGTACATGCACGGTGACTGAACAGCAGAAGGTCAAGAAGCCAAACGGCAGCACTGGGTTTGAGGAAGTGAAAGTGCTGGAAGAACAGCCATGCCTTATGATATATAAGACGGTATCCGCCGCTTCCGTTCCAGAACCGGCTGCATCCATTAATCAGGGAACAGTTTTGCTGATTGCTCCAGAAGTACATGTCAAGCCAGGTTCAAAGATTACAGTAAGCCAGAACGGAGTAACTGCGGATTATACGCGGAGCGGTATTCCGGCGGTGTTTGCTACCCACCAGGAAATCAATCTGGAATCCTTCATGGGGTACGCATAATGGGGCGGAACGGTGGCTTTGACTATAGGCAGGTCAAGAAACTGCGAGACAACTTGTTAAAACTTGAAAACGAAGAATCAGCTTTTGTGGAATCCTGCGCAAAGGAACTGGCGGCTCGGCTGCTGGCCCTGGCTATCAGGAGGACGCCGAAGGATACCGGCGTATTAAAGAAGGGATGGACTACGCAGCAATCCGGCAGCGGCTCTGAGGGATTGAAAACCAGAAGCGCAAAACAGTACGCCGATACCATGAAAGTGCACCATTATGGTGATACTTATGTGATTGAAGTTATCAATCCGATTGAGTATGCCAGCTACGTGGAATATGGGCACCGTACCAGGGACCATCAGGGGTGGGTACCCGGTAAGTTTATGATGACCATATCGGAAAAAGAGATTCAGGCAGCGGCCCCGAAGATTCTGGAGAAAAAGCTGAACAAATGGCTGGAGGGATGCGTGAATGGTAAATAAAATCGTGGACGGCATTGTCCAGGCTATATCCGCAGCATATGGAGAAGAGTACGAAATATATACAGAAAATGTGGAGCAGGGCTTGACTGAGCCTTGCTTTTTGATTGAGTGCATCAATCCATCCTTTGAGCAGTTTCTTGGACGCCGGTATCATGAAAAGGTACCCTTTTGTATCCACTACTTCCCGAAGGGGCCGGAAAAAGCCGCTGAATGCAATGCCGCATTCTCCGCTTTAACGGAATGCCTGGAATACATCTCTGTGGATGGGGACATGGTACGTGGTACTGGTATGCATGCGGAAAGGGATGGAAATGTAATGCATTTCATGGTGGATTACGATATGTTCTTATTTCGGCCGGATGATGCTGAGAAGATGGGTGATTACAAACTGGAAATGGAGGTAAACGGTGAAAAAGACCTTAACTGAGGCTGTATACGCAAAGGAACAGCTTTTGGCATCGAAGAAATATGCTGCCAGGCGTGACCTTCTGGGAGTGCTCCTGGAGGATGGAAAATCCTATACGGAGGCGCAGGTGGCAAGGAAAATAAATGAATTTATGAAAGGAAAGGTGAATTGATATGGCATTAGGAGGAGGCACCTATCTTGTGCAGAATAAAGTCCTGCCTGGATGTTACATAAATTTTGTATCGGCAGCCAGGGCAACTGCCGCGCTATCAGACCGTGGATATGCTGCCATGCCGCTGGAATTAAACTGGGGACCGGCCGGCACTGTATTCACAGTAACGAATGAGGAATTCCAGAAAGATTCCCGGAAGATTTTTGGTTACGATTATACCCATGACGCTTTAAAAGGCTTGAGAGACCTTTTTATTAATGCGCAGACATTATATGCCTATCGGCTTAATGGAGGCGGGGAAAAGGCCACAAATACGTTTGCGACGGCAAAATACCCGGGCACCCGTGGCAATGCCATGAATGTGATCATACAGGCCAATGTAGATGACAGCACCAAGTTTGATGTGTCATTGTATCTGGATAATTCCCGTCTGGAGACACAGACGGTAGCCACAGCAGAAGAGCTGGTGGATAATGACTATGTTGTCTGGAAAAAGGATGCAACGCTGGCGGCAACGGCGGGGGAAGCGCTGCAGGGAGGTACAAACAGTACTGTTGATGGAGCTGCGCACCAGGAATTTCTGGATAAAATAGAGGGGTATCCATTTAACATTCTGGGTGCGGTAACAGATGATGATAAGATAAAGTCCCTGTATATCAACTTTACGAAGAGGATGCGGGATGAAGTCGGGGCAAAGTTCCAGCTTGTTCTGCAAGGGAAGGCTGCAGACTACGAAGGCGTGATCAACGTGAAGAATGAAGTGGCAGACGAAGGGGCACCGAAGTCATCCCTTGTGTATTGGGTGACGGGGGCAGAGGCGGCATGTGCTGTGAACCGGTCAGTACTCAACCGGGTATATGATGGCGAGTATGAGCCGGCTGTGGACTTTACCCAGGCACAGCTGGAAGCGTCCATAAGGGCAGGAGAGTTCACCTTCCATAAAGTGGGGCAGGCTGTTCGGGTTCTGAACGATACCAATTCCCTTGTAACGCTGACGGATATCAAGGGTGAAATATTCCAGGATAACCAGACGATCCGTGTCATTGACCAGATAGCCAATGATATTGCAACCCTCTTCACAGAAAAGTATTTGGGCGTTATCCCAAATGATGCAAGTGGCCGTATCAGTTTGTGGGCTGATATTGTAAAGCATCATGAAGAACTGGCTAAAATACGTGCCATAGATAACTTTTCGGAAGATGATATTACGGTAGAGCAAGGGGACAGTAAAAAATCGGTTCTGGTTGGCAACGTTATTACAGTCACCAACACAATGACACAGCTCTATATGGCCGTAAAAGTGGCATAAGGAGGTAAAATATGCTGAATAATATAAAAATGAATGCTTCCGATTCCCTTTCTGCAAAGATGGCGGAATGCTATGTGACTATAGGGAATAACCGGTATAATTTCATGCAGGCAATCAACCTGGAAGCAAGCTTCGAAAAGACTAAAACGGAAATCCCTATTTTGGGCAAGACCGGGAGCGGCAATAAAAGTACCGGATGGAAGGGAAGCGGTTCCGCTACCTTCCACTATAATACCAGCATCTTCCGGGAACTGATGCAGCAGTATAAAGATACCGGCGAAGATACCTACTTTGAAATCCAGGTGACAAATGAGGATCCGACATCCAAAGCAGGGCGGCAGACCGTGGTGTTTATGGGATGTAATATCGACGGCGGCACCTTGGCGAAATTTGATGCCGATGGAGAATACCTGGATGAGGACATGGACTTCACATTCGAAGATTTCAAAATGCCAGAGCGGTTCTCTCTTCTGAACGGTATGCTGTAAATAATTATGGAATTCCACCTCTTGAAATGGTACAATAAGAAAAAAGTAAAGGGGTGGAATTTATGGGATTGTTTGGAACGAAAAATAAAATTCCTGAGGGAATACGGGTTCAATTTTATGAGGGAAGCTTGCCAGGATTTGTAAGTAATTATCCATGCCAGATTTTGTTACAGCCGTCTACTTTAAGAATTACTAAAATAAATCCTTATGTTGAGGTTAATCTGGATAAAAATCGCATAACTAATATAGAAATCTATATCTACGAAAATGAATATATGTCTAAATATAAAGGAGTGAATATTACAACTACAAAATGTAAATCTATTCCAAAACATTATTATGTAATCAATTACATAGATAAGGAAGGAAATGCAAGCCATTTAGATTTTTGGGGTACAACTTCTGAAACTCCAAAGGTGAGACAAATGCAAGAAACGGTGGCGGCTTTGAATCAACAGCCGATGAACTATAATATTTGAGTATAATTTACAGAGCACTTGGTTAAAAGCCAGGTGCTTTTATTATGGAGAAAAAGGAGAATTAAGATGTCAGATTTAACACGTTTTCTTAAGAAAAATAAAAAGATTAAGGAGAATACAACATTTCCTGTTACAAGGTCGTTAGCGGATGAGGAGGGAAAGCCATTACTCTGGACTATTCGTCCAGTTTCCACATCCGAAAATGATACTTTACGTGACGAATGTATGATTGATGTTCAAATACCTGGAAAACCGGGAATGTATAGACCTAAATTGCAATCATCTAAATATATTGCAAAATTATTAGCAACTTCTGTAGTGGAGCCAAATCTTCATGATAAGGATTTACAGGATTCATACGGGGCTATGACTCCGGAAGAACTGTTGAAGGAAATGGTTGACGATCCGGGTGAATATGGTGATTTTACCGCATTTGTTCAAAAGTTTAATGGCTTTACAAATATGGAAGATAAAGTAGACGAAGCAAAAAACTAATTGATGGAGATGGTGATAGTGATGCATCCTATGCATATTACTGCCTCCATCAATTTCATATAAGGCCTTCAGACTACGCAGCTATGGATGATTTTGAAAAAGCGTTCATAATTGCTTCTATTCAAAAGAAACAAAAAAACGACGAAAAAGAAAGAAAAAAGCTAAGGAAAAACGGAAAAAAGAGGAGGTAGGTTTATGGCAGGAATTTCAACAACCCTTAATGTTGCGGATAGGATGTCAGGGCCTATCTTCTCTATTATCAGTGCTATGGACATGATGATAGATACTATGGCAAATGTTGACATAGCGGCATCTCAAGGATTTGATAGTGAGAGTATAGACAGTACAAGGCGAGCAATAGATTTGGTGAATACCGAAGTACATGAAATGTATGACTCAATTCATCAAAATGCGCAGGCCCAGCAGGAATTCAACAACAATGTTCAGAAGGGGACTGTGGCAGTAGATTCTATGGCAGATAAAATTACTGGTATGGTTTCTGCTTATGTTGGAATTCAATCAATTGGAAAACTGGTGAATTTATCTGATGAATATACTCAGACAGCTGCTCGCCTTAACATGATAAATGATGGGCTACAGGACACTGCTGTTCTTCAAGATAAAATATTTGTTTCTGCTCAAAACTCACGAGCAGCCTATATGCAAACTGCAGATGTAGTCGCAAAACTGGCCTTACGGGTGGGGAGTGTATGGGATTCCAATGAAGAAACAATTGCGTTTGCGGAAACCCTTAATAAATCGTTTGTTATTGCTGGTGCATCGCAGGAAGAAATGAACTCAGCTTCTCTGCAACTTACGCAGGCTCTTGGATCCGGGGTGTTACGTGGTGAAGAACTGAATGCAGTATTTGAAGCAGCACCCAATATTATCCAAACGATTGCCGATTATCTGGAGGTAGATATTGGAGCGATCCGTGATATGGCCTCTGAAGGACAAATTACAGCTTCTATTGTTAAAAATGCTATGCTTTCAGCGGCTGGGGATATAAATAAGCAGTTTGAGAATATGCCGATGACATGGCAACAGGTATGGACAGGGGCTATGAATCAATTATTGTATGCTTCGCAGCCAGTCTTGGAAACAATTAATTGGATGGCCCAAAATTGGGGTATATTAGAACCCATTATTTTAGGGGTTGCGGCCGCTATCGGAATATATGCTGTAGCATTGGGCGTTTATAAAGGAATCAATGCGGCGACTGCAATAACAGAGGCGGTACATGCAGCTGCTCTTATGCTCCAGACTGGTGAAACATTTAAGGCAACAGCTGCTCAACATGGATTTAATGCTGCTTTGCTTGCCTGTCCTATAACCTGGATTGTAGTAGCCATAATAGCAATAATTGCGGCTATTTATGCAATCATAGCAGCTATTAATAAAGTCACCGGCTCTACGTATAGTGCCACTGGATTCATAATGGGTTGCCTATTCCGGGCAGGTGCTGATATCGCAAATCTTTTTATAGGTATAGTAAACTTTATAATCGGCTGCGGGGTAGAAATCTATAATTTAATTGCAGTGTTTGCGAACTTTTTTGCCAATGTATTTAACGATCCGGTGGGAGCAATTGTAAATTTGTTCGCCGGATTATTTGACTTTATTCTTGGCGTAGTGCAAGCGGCAGCGAAGGCGATAGATACTGTGCTTGGGACCGACATGTCTGGTGCCGTATCCGGATTCAGGGATATGGTAAGCGATAAAGTAAGCGATATGATTGGCGAGCAGACTGTTGTTATGGAAAAACTCAATGCCGAAGATTATCAATTCCAGGGAATAGATACCGATAAAGCATTTGAATCAGGTTATAGTTTTGGTGAGGGTTTAGAGGATAAAATCGGCGGCTTCTTTGGCCAAGGACTGGATGGTTTTGGGATAGATTACAGCCAGTTTAATGATGTCCCTGGCGGAGTAGAGGATATTGCCAAAAACACAAAAGATACTGTGGATATTTCCGACGAAGAGTTAAAGTATCTGCATGACTTGGCTGAACGTGATGTTATAAACCGCTTTACAACTGCCAAAATACAAGTGGAAATGGTAAACCATAACAATGTAAGCTCCAACATGGACCTGGACGGTATCGTAGATTATCTTGTAACTGAAGTTGATACGGCTATGGAGCAGGCGGCGGAAGGGGAGCATAAGTAATGGCCTATGTATTTTATCTGGGGAGTGTAATGCTCCCCGTAACACCCGGGAGCCTCCAGGTGAAGATAAACGGGAACAACAAAACCATGACGCTGATAAATGAGGGTGAAATAAACCTGTTGAAACAGCCTGGCCTGACAGAAGTGGCTTTTGATGCCTTATTGCCGAACGTGAGCTATCCCTTTTCCAATGGTGGGACGCAGACGGCAGGATATTATCTCAGCGCCCTTGAGCAGCTTAAGACCAGTCAGAAAGGATTTCAGTTTATTGTTTCCCGTTCCCTTCCTTCTGGAAAGGGGCTTTTTTCTACCAACATTAAAGTGTCCTTAGAAAATTATACAATCAAGGAAGATGCTAAAAATGAGGGGCCGGATGTAAAAGTATCCATAAAGCTTAAACAGTACAAGGACTATGGGACAAAGACTTGTGTCATTGCAAAAAATGGCACAGCAGTATTAGCGGAAATCCGGGAAGCTGACAATGCCCCGCAGGCCGGCAGCACCTATACTGTCAAAAAAGGAGACTGCCTCTGGAAGATTGCTAAACAGTATTATGATAATGGTTCGGACTACTCTAAAATTTATGAACTGAACAAGGATAAAATAAACAATCCCAACCTGATATACCCCGGCCAAGTGCTTACCATGCCGTAGGAGGTGATGCTTTGACCATAGAACTAATAATTGAGCATGAGGGCACTCTGTACTATCCCGCGGTACTGGATGGTCTGACATGGCAGACAGACCGGTATGGCAGCCCAGGGGAACTGAACTGTACCGTTTTCAATGATAGTGTGCTTCAGTTCCAGAATGGGGACAATATCCAACTATGGGTAGACGGTACGCCGCTGTTTTATGGATTTATCTTTCAGTACAAACCGAAAAAAGACAGCACTGCTGATATTAAAGCCTACGATCAGCTGAGGTATTTCAAAAATAAGGAAACTTATGTTTATGCACACAAGACGGCGGGGGAACTCCTGCATATGATATGTGCGGACTTCAATTTGGAACCTGGGAACATAGAGGATACCGGGTACAAGATTGAGTCCAGGATTGAGGACGGGGAAACCCTATTCGATATCATGCAGAATGCCCTTGATCTGACGCTGACCAATGCAAAGCAGATGTATGTCCTGTATGACGATTTCGGGAAGCTGGCCCTGCGGAACATAGCAGGAATGGCGTATAACCTTCTTATTGACGATACCAGCGCGGAAGATTACAGCTATACCTGCAGCATTGATTCCAACACCTATAACCAGGTTAAACTGGTATATGATAATGATAAAACCGGGAAGCGTGAGGCGTATATTACAAAGCACACAGAGAATATAAACAAGTGGGGTGTCCTGCAGTATTATGACACTCTGAAAGAAGGCGAGAATGGGGCAGCGAAGGCAGAAGCTTTGCTGTCCCTTTACAATAAGGAGACACGGAACCTGTCGATATCTAATGCCTTCGGGGATGTGAATATCCGCGCCGGATGTATGCTGGTAACAAGCCTGCAGCTGGCAGATACGAAGGTGGATAATCTGATGCTGGTGGAAAAGTGCAAGCATACCTTTAACGAGAGTGAGCACTGGATGGATTTGACGTTGAGAGGAGGAGGTTTTGATGCGTGACTCTAAGGATTTGATAAAGAGTATAAAAAAAGCGGCGGCTGAGGCTGTGGAGGCCAGTAAGCCTGTCGCTTTATGTTTTGGTAAAGTTACCGGCGCTGCTCCGCTGGCAATATTGGTGGACCAGAAACTACCTATTACTGCAAAGCAGATTGTAATGACCCGGAATGTAACAGATTTTGAAACAGATACCTCTTCCCGTGAGTGGGCAGGAGAAAAAACAGGAGTTATCATCCACAATCAGTTGGCGGTTGGGGATGAGGTAATCCTTCTGCGTGTTCAGGGCGGTCAAAAATTTGTTGTACTGGATAAAATAGGATGATACCCAAAAGTAGTATCATCCTCCGGGATGACAATTTTGTAATCCGACAACAGCCAACAAAGACTTATCAAATGGATTTTGAGAATGATCGGGTAATTGGGAATGTGGAAGGCCTGGAAGCCATGAAGCAGGCAATCTTTAAAATCCTGAATACAGAGAGATACCAATATTTGGTATACAGCTGGAACTATGGGAGCGAATTCCAGGACCTTTTTGGGATGCCTGTCACCTATGTATGCCCGGAATTGGAACGGCGTATTACAGAAGCGTTGACGTGGGATAAGCGAATTAAGGAAGTCTCGGACTTCTCTTTTGATACCACATCACAGCGCGGGACAGTAATAGCTTCTTTCACAGTCCACACTATTTATGGGGATGTCGTAACAGAAAAGGCGGTGAACATTTAATGTATGAAAACATAACCGAAGAAGTTATCCTTCAACGGATGATGAATGAGGTTCCTGACAGTATGGATAAGCGGGAAGGATCTATTATACATGACGCACTGACTCCAACTGCCATAGAACACCAGCTGCTTTACATAGACTTGGATACCTTCCTACGGGAGGTTTTTACAGATAAGGCATCCCGGGAATACCTGGTAAAACGTGCAGCGGAAAGGAATATCACTCCGCATCCTGCGACAGCGGCAGTCTGGAAAGCAACGTTCGCGCCGAAAACTCTGGAAGTGGGAAACGGTACTAGGTTTAACTGTGACAGCATGAACCTGGCGGTAACAGGGAAATTTGATGATGGAGTTTATGAGCTTACCTGTGAGACAGCAGGAAGCATAGGTAATGGGTGCCAGGGTAAACTGATACCCATTAATTATGTGCCAGGGCTGGAAACTGCGGAGCTGACAGAACTGACAACACCGGGGAATGATGAAGAGGAAACGGAGGCATTCCGCGAACGCTATCTGACTGTCTTACGCAAGCCGTCCACCAGTGGAAATATTTATGATTACTATAACTGGGCTATGGCCTGTAAAGGGGTAGGGGCTGCCAAAATATTTCCCCTGGCTTATGGCCCCGGAACCGTAAAGGTAGTAGTAGCTGATGAGGATAAGACGGCGGCCACTCCGGCCTTGCTTAAAACGGTTAGAGATTATATTGAAGAAATGCGGCCCATCGGCGCCACGGTTACAGTGGCATCGGCAGAAGAGCTGCCGGTTAATGTTATGGGGCGGATAAAGCTTAAAAACGGGATTAACCTTGGCACTGCTCAGACTTCCTTCCGGATGGCTTTCGATGCTTTCCTAAAAGATAATGCTTTCGACATCTCATATGTGGGTTACGCCCGTGTCGGAAACATTCTACTGGAGACCGCCGGCGTAGAAGACTATGCAGACCTTACCATAAATGGTTATGACCATAATATAGAGCTGACGGATGAGCAGATAGCGGTCATAGGGACCGTAACACTGGAGGTGATGGGATGATGGAGCTTTCCGTGTTTCATGACAAATTAAATAAGGTGGACGGAAAAGTCTATGTAATCGAAGAAGAAATCCAGATGCCGGCTGACGGGGTTTATGAGGCGGAGCTGCAACATGACAACATTGCGGACAGCACCCTGGCGGTATATACCGGCCCGACCTTGAGCGGGGAACAGATACAATCCTATGCCCTTTCTACTCCCAGTTTGACACCCTGGAAGAGGACGATCCGGATCCAAACGGATGCTCCTACCGTCTATATATCCTATGAGACAGACGGTGATACCGTAGAGGCACAGGATATCAATTTCGTACAGGACGCTATACTGAAAACGCAGGGAGGTGTGAACGCGGAAGAGGCCAGGGCAAAATCTGCAGAAACGGAACTGACCAGGAACCTGCAGGCGGAGGCGAACCGAGCAACCGCGGAAGAGCAGCGTCTGGACGGTCGGATTGATACCGAGGACGGCAGGGCGCAGGAGGCCGAAAATGAATTATCCATCCGCCTGGATGCGGAGACGGGGAGGGCAGAAGCGGCGGAACAGAAAAATGCGGATGCCATAGCTGCAGAAGCTTCCAGGGCGAAAGTGAGGGAAGGGGAACTGCAGGGAAGCATAGAGGTCCATGTTGCTGCTGTAAACGGCGAAGTGCAGGCGTTGAAAGCAGCGGACACCGCCTTGGATGAAAAGAAGGCCAATACATCGGACGTTAATCGTGGATTGGCTGACCGTTATACAAAATCTCAGGTATTTACAAAAGAGGAAGTTTTACAGAAGATAGAGGATTTAATTGGCACGGCGCCGGATACCCTGGATACGTTTAAAGAGATTGCGGATGCGTTGGGGAACGATCCTAATTTTGCTACAACAATAATGAATCTGTTGGCGGGAAAGGTTGATAGAGAGGCTGGGAAGCAGTTGACCAGCAATGATTATTCCGACAGTGAAAAGGCAATTGTTGCGGATGTGAATGCGAAAAAGCATTCCCATAATAATAAATCAGTTTTGGATAAATTGACGCAGTCCCTGCTTGATGCATGGAACGCAGCGTACAACCATATAAGCGATACAGTTAAGCATGTTACTGCAGCTGAACGGAATAATTGGGATGATGCCAACAGCAAGAAACATACACATAGCAATAAGGGTGTGATTGACAAACTGACACAGGCTATGCTTGATAAACTGACAGGTATTGCTGCCGGCGCAGAGGTAAATGTGCAGCCGGATTGGAATGTCACAGATACTGCGTCGGATGCCTATATCAAAAATAAACCATCCGCCTTCCCGCCCTCCACACATAACCATGTAAAGTCACAGATAACCGACATGCCTACCAGACTGTCTCAGTTTACAAATGATGCCGGCTATATTACTGCATCGGACGTTGATATCAGCCAGAATCATACCCATGCGAATAAAGGCGTTTTGGACACCATTTCCCAGCCAGTGGTTGACAAATGGAATACCGTCTCCGACAAAGTGGATAAGGAAACAGGAAAAGGCCTGTCTTCCAATGATTTCACGACGGCTCTCCTGGGCAAGTTAAACGGGATTGACGCTGAAGCAAATAAATATACCCATCCGAATAGCGGGGTAACGGCAGGCACCTACAAAAGCGTTACCGTGAATGCGCAGGGCCATGTTACCGGAGGCACTAATCCTACAACGCTGGCCGGATATGGGATAACAGATGCAGCAGCAAAAAGTCATAACCATGACACGGTATACTTAAAAAAGGGCGCCATGACGTGGAATGACTTGGGAGGTGGCTGATATGTACGGTAAAAATAAATACGGCCTGATACAGTACGCCAGGGATTCCACTTCCGACAGCGGACAGACGGATTATTACATCGACCTTAAACAGTACGTCCCCCCATTTGTATATGAAAAAAAGGAAATGGATTCCTTGTATACTGCTCAGGGATATGAGGTGGGGCTGGCCCGGCATAACCTTGAGGATTTGGTGGCGCAGTGTTTTATCGCCACGGCAACCTGGGGACTTCTTCGCTGGGAAGAGGTTTTCGGGATAGCCACGAATATGTCATTATCCTATGAGCAACGCCGGGAAATTATCATGGCGAAAATAAGGGGCCAGGGAACTACTACGGCAGAGATGATTAAGGGTGTCGCAGAAGCCTTTTCTGGCGGCGAAGTGGAGGTTATCGAAGATAATCCCAACTATCATTTTATTGTCCGCTTTGTGGGCATATACGGCATCCCTCGCAATATGCAAGCATTTATTGGTATGCTGGAGGATATTAAGCCGGCGCACTTATGGTATACATTTGATTACAAGTATGTTATCTGGGATGACTTGAAACCGAAAACATGGAATGACCTGCGGCCGTATACATGGGATGGTCTGCGCGTGAATGAGATAACGCCATATGTATCCTGGGACGGTCTACAGGAAGAAGGATACACTTGGAACCACCTGGCGGCCTACGGTTGGGAAAAAGTAAAAGAAATAGAGGAGGCAAAGAGAATATGCAATTAACACCTAATTACCGGCTGCGGAAGCCGGAGGGAAACGATCCGGTTGCTCCGAAAGATTTTAACGATAATGCAGATGTACTGGACACAGAAGTGGCTAAAAAACTGGACAAAACGGGGGATGCCAGTAATGTCGTAAATGCGTTTGCGCAGGCGGGAACCCGTGCGAACCTTTCATCCGGGGAAAAACTTTCTATTTCCCTTGGAAAAATCATGAAGTGGTTTTCTGATTTAAAAACCGTGGCCTTTTCCGGGAAGTACACAGACCTGACAGAAAGGCCTACAATACCCGCTGGCGGGATTGCCGATGCATCGAAGA